ATCACTGATAATGCTATAGAGACGCCCCAAATCACTATTGAGGATACCATCCAGTTTGGTTATGGTGATTTTGTCATCAAAGAGACGGGCCATTGAGAACATCCGCTTAGCCATCTTGAAGTAGTTCCCAGCGCTTTTGTAATAGCACAGCGACTCCCGTAGGTCGTTTTGTGGGGAGACCTCAACGGCGTTCAGCACTTTGCCGTCGTTTTCAAACACATAGATACAACTAAAGTCCGTATAGCGCTGTCCTACTAACCCAACAATATCAATCTTTGTGAGGGACGGAGAGGCGATTCCGTTAGCGACGGTATAGCGACGGCCATCTTCCAGTGTCTTTTCACCGGCCACCAACTCTTTGGGGGTCCAGCGGACAATATGATACTTGAAGGCATCCAGTGCTTTGAAGTAGATTGCTGGGGTCATTTTCTTAGGCAGTAAGGCATAGTCGGTCTTTTCGGCCCAGTCAATCCGCCGTAGTGCGGTCAGTGCTTTCTCTTGGTCGTAGCCTACAATCTTACCACCTTTCTTGTATTCTACACCAGCCAACACATCCCACTCAGCAACCTCACCACACTTGATATCACCAATATAGCAGTTAGGGGTTTTCAGCAAACCGCTGACAACACCGGCCAGACGCTTTGCGAGACGCTCCGGTGCGTCGGACTTATATTCGGTTTTTACTAACTCCATCAAGTCGTAATCACCGGCATAGAGTTGTGAGCGTAGTGCTTGAGAGCCCAGAATGTCGGGCATCTTTTGTAGAGCCAATAACTGGATAAAACGAACCGCATCATCTGGATAGTTGAGGGGGTAAGATTTTTCTTTCGTGGCCATTTTCTTATCTATACTATAAAAAGAAAATGAGTGCGGAGCAATTGAAACGCATCAAGGACTATGCGTTGTCTAACGACGATATTAACGCTATACTGGAGCCAGACACTAAGATTTTCACCTATCCGAAGTTTAATACAATGGATTCAATAGAACAAGCGTTTGATAGTGAGGGGCGCTGTGTGTTTTTGTTTCTGACGGAGAACGAGCACACGGGGCACTGGCTTTGTATGTTTAAGAAACCGGAGGGCATTGAATACTTTGACAGTTATGGTGATAAGCCGGACGCACAACGGAACTGGCTGAGTGAGGACAAACTAATAGCGCTTGATGAGGCTGAGCCGAGACTAACAGAACTCTTACGAGCCAGTGGGGAACGGGTCTATTACAACACTTTTCAGTATCAGACGGAGCGAGGGGATATCTCAACTTGTGGTCGTTGGTGTGCGAGTCGTTTGTTGTGCCGAGAGATGAGCAATCTACAGTTTTTCAACTTTGTGAAGGAGCAGATGAGGGAAATGGGTATAGATAAGCGGGACGATTGGGTTGCGCTTTTCACATATGAGAAGTTAGGTAAGTAATGCGTCTCCGACACCAAATAATTTCCTTAGCCACTAATATAGAATGTCAAAGTTTGGCTCAGTCTCTTTTGAAGGTAGTCGTGATGAAAGCGGAGACCCCGACATCGTTTATTACAACGGCAGTATCATTAACAATAAGACGGCAATTGATACCGGCGCTGACCCCATTGTCCGGTTCATTGAAACCCGTGACATCCCTTTGGTGAAGGATTGCTCTAAGTATCAGTTCTCAATTGTTCGTTTTACGATGAATGGACCGGGTCGGGACATCCCTCTTTTCATTCCTCTTATCAAAGTTGGTGCTGAGAACCCTACAAACAACATCAACCTCACTATCTACAGTTGCTCTCTTGATTTGAATGTAAGTTATATCAGAGGTGGTATTACTTACACCAATTCTTTCACTACGACCCAGTCGGTCATTTGGGAGCCGGAATATACCGACCTCAGTGTTGCCTCCCCACCTCTACCCAGCACTTGCCAGACGGGTCAAGACATTAGCACTCGTTATTACTATTGTAATACCTACACTTGGTGGGTGTCGCTTGTGAATAAGGCTCTACGGAACTGCGTAACCGACCTTCAGACCCAGTTCAACGCTTGGTGGATTGCTACTGTCCCGGCGCCTTTCCAGCCCCCTCCTACACTGGGCACAAAGGCACCTCAGATGACCTACAACCCTACAACCAACCTTTTCTCTATCTACGCCCCTACCTACTCGTTTGGCTTTGAGAACCGCACTGCTCCGGCAACAGATGACGAGGAGGCTACGCTCTACTTTGGAGAGAACCTCTACGGTATGTTTGCGAACTTCAAGTCAATCTACCGCAATCTCAGCAACCGTCGCACAGTAGAGATTTACATTGAGGACATTCTGGATGGTGCTAACACGGTAACCTACGGCGGTGTTAATTATTTCCTTACCATTCAAGACTATGAGAGCACCAGTATGCTGTGGTCTCCGGTGGAGTCTATTGTGTTCTGCTCCGGCTTACTCCCGGTAGTGAATGAGGCGACGAGCGACCCTATCCGGTTTGGTGATGGGAATGACACAGTGCTCCAGACCACTATTTCGGCCTTCTCCCCCATTGTGACCGATGTTGCAGTGTTCCAGACGAATGGTAGTGGCTATAAGTCTTACCTTGAGTATGCTCCTACGGCAGAGTATCGTATGGCCTCAATGAGCCGGTCAAAGACGGCCATTAACTCAATAGACATCCAAGTCTATTGGAAGAACCGCTTGACGGGCGAACTCACTCCGGTGCAGATGTATAACGGGTCCAGCGTTTCAATCAAGATTATGCTTCGCAAGATTGGCGCCTAAGCGGTGTGAGATGACGAACCAAATATATAATGGATAAGTTGGATTTAATATTGGATGATATCCGAACGAAGGCTAAGCACATTAAAGTAATAGACCACCTACGGTCTTTTACCTCCGGCGATATCCGGGAGCATTATAATGTAATTTTAGAGACGGAACTTTTTAGTTTGACCCGAGAGATTGACCGGTTCAAACTGGCGGTATGCGAGTCGGTTTGTCAGATGAACTCACCGGCACTAAACTACGGTTCAATATTTCCAACGGAGGGGCGTATAAACCCGGCATAATTTTTTTGTTTCACCATAGTATAACAGAATGGCCTCCGCTGATGTTGAGAAGATTGCGATTTTTGACCAGCGTATTGTTCAGCACCCCGCCAAGTATGCGGTGGAGAAGGGTTCCCTCTCTCTGACCAACGCTCCTTTCCGGGCAATCTCCCAGACGACATCCCAGCACACTTTTAACATCAATGTGCCCTCCCAGAATGTGTTCGTAGACCGTGCGATGGACTGGACCTCTGATGTGTTTATGCAGATGACGGTGACTTTCCCCGCTGGTCCCGCCCCGGCACCTACTGCTGGTATCCCCATCGCCACTTACGGCGCTGATTGGGCTCTGTGTGCTTTCCCCCTTAACGAGATGCTCTCTACGCTGACCAGCACTGTGAATGACACTTCCGTCGTTATTAACAGCGACACTGTGCTCCACGAGGTTCTCCGGATGGTGGATTACAAGAAGAACCGCCTTGCCCGGACTTGCCCCACTATGTTGGACCGCTACAAGAAGTATGCTGATGCTTACCTCTCTATTGCCTCCCCTCTGGCTGGTTATTCCGAGCAGAGTCCCCGGGACGAACAGCCCAACGGTGCTTTCTGGAACCTTGTCTATACCAACGCCGTCGGTGCGCCCCTCGTTGGCGACTCTGCTACCCCCGGCAACGGTCTGCCTTACGATGTAGATAACGGTGTGCCCGTTGTCCCGGCTGGTGCTGTTGCTGGTGTGTCTTACCCCATCTACTTCAAGTTCCAGAGCACTGAGAAGTTTGTGCTCCCTCCTTTCATCTTTGCCGACTCTGCTGAGTGGGACACTGGTCTGTTCGGCATCAACAACATCCAGTTTGTGTGCAACTTGAAGGCCTCTGTTGCTCGTCTCGTCCGCTCTGCTGAGACGGGCCGTGCTATCTCGGCCGTCCAGTTCAACAACACCGTTGCTGGTGGGCCTTTTAGCAACTCCACAATCAATGTGCAGTTCCTCACCCCCTCTCTTGATTTGCCTCTCCCGGCAAAATCGGTCGTACCATATTTTGAATTCCCCCGGTACCTCTCTACGAACCTCCAAGACATCCCCGCTAATAGCGCCGTCCAAGTCCAGTCGCAGACTATCGTGCTCAATATGATTCCCGACTACCTCATCATCTATGCTAAGCCCAACTCTCTGGGTCCCGGCGACGCTGATTTCTACCTCCCTATCACTAATATCTCACTGAACTTTGACAACTTCGCTGGTCTGCTCTCCTCACACCGCCCTCACCAGTTATACCAGATGGCCGTCCATAACGGTCTGGATATGGACTGGAACGAGTGGTCTGGTCTTGCCCACCAGCAGTATGCCTCCCCTATCACCACTGGTGGTGGTGCCATCCCCTCTTCTGGCCGTGTCCAGACGGTTGGTGGTTTCCTCATCCTCCGTCCCGGCGTTGATTTCTCCCTACAAGCGGGACAAGCGCCCGGCACTATGGGCAACTATGTGCTCCAGTATAACCCTACCATCCAGAACTACAGCGATGCCCTCATCCCCGGTTCTGCTTACACGCTCTACACCATTGCCGTGAATAGCGGGTTCTTTGAGTCAATGGCCGGTTCTTCACGAATCATCAAGGGTATTCTCTCTGAGGCGGATGTCATCAGCGCTGAACCCGCTGGTGTTGTGGATTCCGAGTCGGCTCACCGTATGGTCGGCCACGGGTTCTTCTCCAAGTTGGGCTCAATGCTTTCCAAGGGTGTTGAGATTTACAAGAAGACGAAGCCTATTGTCTCCGGCATCAAGGGTATGCTCCCCGAGGGTAAGGTCAAGGATGTCCTCGGCGCAGTAGGCTACGGCTCTGCTGGTGCGGGGATGGCCGGTGCTGGTAAGAAGTCCCTCTCTGCCCGGTTGATGTAAGTGCGGTTAATATAAAATAACGAATTAAGACTTAATTGTAGATGGAACTTCCCGCTACGATTACGACTAAACTGGACCGAGTGCCCGTTGTGCTGACTCAGATTGTGAAGAACGAGGCTGGTGTTATTACTGCTGGTCTCCGGTCTGCTTTGCCTTATATCACCCACTATTGTATTTGTGATACTGGCTCAACGGATGGAACACAGAAGGTTATTGCTGACTTTTTTGCGGAGCACAATATTCCCGGTGTAATCCATAACACAGTATGGAAGAACTTCGGGCACAACCGCACAATTGCGCTCCAGAAGAGCCGAGAGTATCAGCCAGAGGGTTTTTCGTTGATGATGGATGCTGATGATACAATTGAGGGAGAACTGGACCCACTGTTTTTTGAGAGCCACCGGACAAGCCCAGTAGATGGGTTTTACTTTACTATTAAGGGTGTAAGCACTTACAACCGTCTCCAAGTGTTCCGTAATAGTAAGGGGTGGGTGTATGAACGGGCTATTCACGAGTATCCCCACTTAGCGGATGCTAAGAAGGAGAATATCCCAGCCACTATTTGGATGAACTCTAACCGCACTGGTGCTCGTAATAAGGACCCACTGAAGTATAAGCGGGATGCCGAACTGCTGATGACGGATTTACAGAAGATGCCGAACGACCCTCGGACGCTCTACTACCTCGGGCAGAGTTGGAGGGATTTTGGGGACAAGGAACGGGCAAAGAAGTATTTCTATAGACGGGCTGAACTAAAGGCTGGATGGCCTCAAGAGAACTACGAGAGTTATTTGAACCTTATTCAGTTGGAGACTAACTGGGCGACCCGTTTGGAGTTGGCGTGGAAAGGGATGCAGATTGACAACCGTCGTCTGGAAATCCCCTACACTATTTTGGCTACTGCCCGTAATGAGAAACGCTACGACCATCAAGTGTTTGCTATGGGTATTTCTGTTGGGAACAAACGGGAAATCCTAACTGATTTCTTGTTTGCTGTTCCAGATGTCTATCGTTGGCGGTTTGATGATGA